CGATGATTAGATTAGATCATAGCCAGAAAGATTTGTGAAGCCCTAAAATGAAAAAAATAGATAAGAAAAGCTGAGTCGGGACTTAAGTGTTTGAAAACAAAAGAAAAGAAAATGAAAAAAATAGATAAAAACAAACAAAGACACCAAAGAAAATCAAAAGTTTTATTTTGTATATATAAGTATCGACACTTTAGACCGCTTTTTGCTGGCTTTTGGTGTCGGTTCCTTGACACTTTGGGTTGCTTTTGGTGTCAATTTGGTGACACCCCCACCCCCTTGTTGCAATATTGTTGATCGGGCGGGATTGCGCGGAGGCATGGGGGAAAGTCCCAGCGTAGCCTATACGTATACCCCCTCAGATTTTTTGGTATATTTTAGGTTTGCTACTACAGGTGTAGATATAAGGGATGCAGGAGTAGCATATCCTACAGTTCCCCCATATCTGACCGGAGTTAAGCTTTATATAACCTGTATATATCTATAGGTAAACCTAGGCCCCTCTCTTTAGGTCAACTTTAGAACCATCCAGAGTGGCTAGGGCGTATGCTACTAGTGTTTATCCCACTCATAAACTTATCTAATTCAGCATCCAGTAGCTCATTCTTACGTTCCTGCATAGCTGCATCTACATCTGCTGCCATCTGGTCTACCCAGTACTGTACAGCCATAGCTAACACATCTAGTCTATCGTCATGAGCCAAGGCTCCCCGCTGTCTTGTTATGCGGGTCATCTGGTATATAAGCATATACCTCTGAGCCTTCTCTGGTGGTAGGTGCTGCACTGTCTCATAGTCCTTCTGTATTACCTTAGGGTCTATAACAAGCCTATGCTGGTTCATTACAGGCTCTAGGGTGTCTATGATACGTGCCTCCTTCTGCTTTGTGTGTCTTACCTCCTCCATAGATACAGGGTAAGTCTTAAGCATATGAGGCTTGAGTAGCTCAGTAAACATACCGTCACCAAAGTTACTCTCAATCAGTACTGCATTAACCTTGTGTTCCTTAGCTAGTTCTGCAAGGGACTTGAGTGTTTCATTACTATAGCCTCCTGCAATGCCTCCAGCAGCAGGTACGTGTAGGAAACCATTAAGCATCTTTACAACAGCGTATGCAGTCTCGTCAGAGCCTCTACCAGAGGGGTCAATGGCAAGAACGCTACCTGAGTACTCCTGACGGCCTATGGTGTCCTCAGGGGCGTAGAAACGGTCTCCAGAGAGGGCTACGTTAGGAAGCTCATTAAGCTGCTTAAAGATACCATACACCATCTTCTCTGGTGCAGTGTCCTTATCGCAGGAGTAGATCATTAAGTCGCTTATCTTAAGCGGATACTTGTCTTGGTCACTGAGTGAAGTATCCAGCATAAACTGTAAAGCAAAGCCACTTCTACCATAACTTAGTTCTCTTTCTAGTAAGTCTTCATCAGAAAAGCGTTTAGGGTCTGTAGGAAGCCCATACACGGCCTCTAGGTTAGTTTGTAGGGATTCATACAGCAGAGGGGCTAACTTGCCCCCATAGGCCTTCTCTGCGCGATCTAGGGTAGGGTATCTAGCAGGCCACACTCTCATCTCGTAGCCTCTAGTTATGAGGGCGTTGTAGAGAGACATCTCATTCTGTGGTGTACCTAGGTAGATAATCTTACCATTAGGCTTGAGAACAGCGTCAAACTCCTTGACAGTCTCCCCCAGCTTTTCTCGCATCATCTGTGTCATAGAGTTGTTAGGTACTTCTACGTCATCAGCGATGATAATGTCTGCACGGCTACCTGTAAGCTGTCCTGTTACCCCTACAGACTTGACTGAGGGGCTACCAGAGGCTTTAGCAGGTGCTACGTCAAAGGCTATCTTAGACCACCTCTGTCCCTCCTTAGCCACCAGATGCTGGCATATGGGGAGTTCCATGATGATACGCTGTGTGAACGTAGAGAAGTCATCAGCACGTGCCTTAGACGCTGACACAACCATAAACTTAAGTTGTGGGTCTAGCAGTAGCTGGTGTACTACGTAAGCAGCAGTGATGTAGGACTTACCTACACCACGGAAAGCCTCAATGATACAACGCTTAGGGCTATCCTGAAGGTAGTTAGCTATATCATACTGAATAGGGGTAGGCTCTGGGAGTCCTAGGTGTTTCCATACGAGGTATGTAAAGTTTCTAAAGTCTTTAAGTTGTTCTGGAACATTAGTCATCATACATAATATCTATAGGGTGATCGTGTGCGTCATCAGCCCTAGCCCATACAGCGTTGATAGGAGCTACATTAAACTCAAAAGTAGTATCACCAATCTTATTACCTGATACTGCTCCTTCAATTTTAAACCCTGTAGCAGATGCAGGGGGTGTGGTATCTGAACCAAACCCTACCTCAATATTGTGACTATCGTGATGGTTTTGTATTACTAGATAAGTTCGTTGAACATTTGTAGGAAGTACTAAAGTCCAAGTACCGCCTGTTAGTAGTACCTGTTGTGTTTTTAGACTAGCATTAAAACCCTCTCTCATTGCATCTTCTCCGCTGCATTAAACGGCAGATCATTAAGAAGATTAGCTAGTGGGCTTTCTGATGTGATAACATCCAAGGATGCTCCGTTGTCCTTAAGAAACTTAACAGCCACTGATAGTTCACTAGCTGTAGCTTCTCCACTACGAACACGCATGAGTAACTCTTGGGTTACTACTTCGTGTAATTTATCCAGCAGGTCTCTGTCTGTCACTGTAAGACTCCTTAAACTTTAGGAAAGCTTCTGCTTCCGCTAAGTCTTTAAATTGAATAGCGTTGCCTGTCATCTTGTTGTGTTCCATAGCATCCTGAGGGGTATCAAAGTAGATAGTCTTACCATCCTCATGTACACACATAGGGAACACCCAAGCCTGTCCGTTCTCATCTACTTCAGCAACAAGGGGGTCTTCGTGGTCTTGTTTCTCATTCGTCTTGGGAATGTTAAGTTTATTAGGCATACTATTAGGAACATCAAAGTCTTCAATCTTTAAAGACCGTTTACCCATCATCATTGCCATTCTCCTGTGCGGATTTGCTCCGTCACTTCTACTGCTCTCTGCCCTACCTGCTTAGCCCAGCGACTGTTCAGGAACTCGTCTGCTGCCATATCGTAGTTTCCGTCCCTTAGCAGAGCCATTGCGTTTACGAACTTGCCCACTGTCCCTATCCCTACGTTGAAGGTAAAGTTGATAAGGGCTGCGAAACGTACCTCGTCTAGTTGTGTTGTCCACGGAAACTCTGTCTGTACTTGCACAGTGGCTCGTTGTATATCGTTTTGTAGCAGCATCTCTGCTTCTTCTTCCGATATCCCCACGTCCTCTAGATTTCTTCCCACACCGATTGTAAGTTTGTCTGCTGTGCATTTGTAAGGTTTTAATTTGAGTCCCTCATGTCGCTTGAGTTGTTCAATTAGGTTCATGCTTTTTTCTTATACTTATCTGTTTTAGGAAACCCAGCCTTCATGTTGGCGTAGGCTTTAGGGCTGACAGTAGACTTACTCTTAGGTCTGCTAATGCCTAGCTTTTTACGCCTGTTCATGTTTTCATATAAACTCATTTAGATACCCCTTTTATCTTCTCTGCTGTACGTAAACCACCAAGACCAAGCATACCTAGCAGTACAGTCATCAGGCTGTCCATATCAAATACAGGTAGCTCTGGTATTTCTACGCCTAAGTAGGCACATACAAACATTGTGACAGGGGCAAAGATAAAGTGCCAACCCATCGCACTGGCTAGTATCCAGCCAAGGAAGGGTCTCCAACCCGCCACAAAGATACTCCGGTGCTGTGCTTCTGCCTTATTTATCTCAAGCTGCCCCTTTGCCAATTCCAAAGCATGACGCTCAGACATCGTAGCTATTTCATGGGCAAGCTTTGCCTTCTGATCCTTGTCTTCTACAAATTTATCTAGAAGGCCAGTGACTGGTCCTATTAGTGCTTCTAACATAACTAATCCTTAGGTTTATACTGGGTAGAAAAACGATCATGTAGGGATTTAAGGTCATCCCTGCCGTTGTCTACAGCCTCTTTTAATAGCTCATACACTGCTGTACAGTCTGAAAACTTAAGCCATACAGGGTATCCCTCAGGATTACCTAGTAGTTTACGCTCAATATAGTCTGCGGTATTGGCATAATGTTCCTGCATTATTTAATATCCTTGTGTTCGTGACCCATCCAGATGCCAAAGATACCTGTCATGACACCCATTACTACAGATACAAAGGCTGACTGAGCAGCAGTAGGGACTTCTAAAGCCATAAACCACTCAGCACAACGCCAAGACATTACAGTACTACACAGCATCATAAAGCGTGGTAGTATCTTCCATTTTAGAAAAGCCTCTACACTCATAGTTCCTGACCCTTTAGCTGAATACAACGGAAGTTTCTAGGCTTCAAGTCGTAGCCCTTCATCTCCATAATGTCGTTACCCATTACGTAGGCTCTCTTTTGACATAGTTCGTATGTGGGATAGGGACCACGTGTATCGTGAAACTCCCAACAGTCTGTAGGTACAGACAGGCTGCAAGCTAGTACTAGTGTTTTAAACATAATTAGCCGCCTTTGCTACGGAAACCATAACGGTTATAAGAAGACCTACAGCTACTGCTAGGATAGCTGTAACTAATCCAACTGTTTTCATAGTGTCTTCAAATTCCTTAGCTTTCTGTATCATCTCTCGCCTAGCCTTAGCCTCAGCTTCTCGTTGTTCTTGTAACCGTTTAGCACGTTCAGCTAGGATACCCTTCCAAGTACCGTGACCAAACCTCATGTCAACCATAGTAGCTACTTCCTGCAACTTCTCTGCTGCGAGTTTAGCATCTATGACTTCCTTAGCTACAGTATCTACCCCAAACTGATCCCCAAGTCCACCACCAGCCTTCTTGTTTCGGGCTTGTTGTACTTGTTTCTCACCTGTGAACAGGTTGTCAATCTGGTTTGCTATTTGTCCAATATCTTGAACAGTGTTAATATGAGTCTTGATAAAGTCTACACTCTGTTTAACAAGTGCAATCCCAGCTAGGGCAGTACTGATAGGTTCCATTGTAGTTCCTTATAGCTTCATTAACAGGGATGCAGCGAGGCCAACGACTATTATCGTTGACCCCATAATCATTGCTTCTAAACGCCACATTCGCTTGTCCAACATAGACAGCTGGTTTTCCACGTTAGCATAGCGAATAGCACATTCTTTCTCGTGTGCTTCTAGTTCTAGTGCTACACGGAGTTCTGGTGTGACTGACTGTTCTAGTTTCATCAGCCAGCGATTTCTGACATAATAAGTGCCATCCTGTTTAAGTCGCCCCCAGCCCCACCAGAACCAATTTCAAGACTTCCACCCACTTTTCTGATTTCTATTTTATAGGTTATTACTGAAGAAGTAGCAGGAGAATCTAAATACTTTACATCAAAAGGTACGCTAGTCCACGGTGATAAATTAGTGTAACCTTGTCTTGCTCTTTTCATTATTTCTGTGTCAGAACCAGATACAGACCGCAATAAACGTATCCCAATATCAGATGCGTCATTTACTATCCCGCCCGCTGAAAACCCTACGAGTATTTTACTGTTATTAAAATTGGGGGTAATACTCCCAGACATAACAAATGTATACGTCCCATTACTGCCTAGTGCTACTGCAGTATCAGATACTGCTTGCACAACCTGTAACACCTTGCCACCAACACCCGCTGGTAACGCAGAGACATTCGTAAGAGACTGATTGTTTAATTTTATAAGTGCCATATCTGTCTCCTATCCTAACAAATGTCCACAAAAGATGTGAAAAGGATCACTGTGTTTACTTAAAGTTGTTGCTGTATCCTTATAGACAGACACAAAATCAGATGTTGTTAGATCAGCAATCACGCTACCTGATATAGTTTGAAACCTAGAATTTCGTGTATCGTCTTTTATCCTGAAAAGCACATCGGTTTCATTCTTTTGCAAGTCTATATTAGTAGTGCTTCCGCTGTGATCTTCCGCTAGGATATTTACATGAAACACATAAGTCCCATTAACAGGGGGAGTAAACCTTCCAGTAGTGCCGTTAAAAGCATTGCCTTGATTACTTCTTACTGTCCAGTCTTGTAAGTATCCGTTTGTTGGACTGCCCGAAATCCACTCTGCGGAAAACCCCACAAGGTTTGGCAAAGTCACAATGTTGTTTGTATCAATGTTTAACGCTGTGCCACTTGTGCTGCTTGATGAGATGCCAGCAACACCACCTACACCCGCCGCTAACTTAGCAGCAGTCACCGCACCATTAGCAATCTTGTTGGTACTAACAGCACCATCAGTAACACTCTGCACACCCAACACATCACCAAGAGCCACAACAAAGTCAATGCTGTCGCTAGCTGTCAGTGCGCTGTCAAAGATTAGGTTGCTACCTGATACTGTGAAGCTGTCTTGTGGTGCTTGGATTACACCATTGAGAGAGACTAGCAGTTGATTAGCAGTCTCAGGATAGTATGCTGCGCCACCTAGCGTAAGAGCGTAGGTAGCGGTAGCAGAGGCAGTCAGGTTATCAAGTTTATGAAACCCACCGCCCACAGGTGATTTACCTATGTAGGGCATTAGTCTGCCTCCTGTATTGTTAGTGTGCCAGCTTCTACCTGACGCATAATTTCAACATAATCGGCACTGTTTGCAGATATTGGAATGTGCTTGTACGTTGTATGACCAGTATCATTTGTGCCTAAGTTCAACTTAATATGGGTCTTGGTTGCACCATCTTCAGCGTATAAATATTTTGCGCTAATAATAATCATAGTTCTGCATCCGCTTGGAAATTATAAACAAAAAACGCAGTGTCATTCGTATCTCTTAGTGTGGCTTTTATATAAGAGGAAACATCTAAATCAACCGTACCATTAGCCTGTGTGTAGGTTAAAGTGGGATTTGTTCTCATAGTTACAGGGTATTCAATATGAACAGTACCACCAGTGCCATAGACAGATGAGTAGAACCTAGGCCATCCTAACTCAGCATCTTCATCTCCCGAAGATGAAACAAAAGGCCGATAGCAATAACGCTCACACCTACGCAACTCATCTGCATAGCTACGATGCTCAAACGGTGTGGCTGTGTCGCCAACTTCTAGCTGGACGCCTGTGATGTAGAAGGTGCCTGTTTGTGCTATGAAGTTTACTTGGTCAGAAAAAGCATAATCATCTGTGTTCGTATGCGCACCCCATCCTGTATGTGGCGTTCCTGTCCAATCTGTTCCTGCCGCAAAAATCCAAGCAACTTGCAGACTTCCTCCGTTATCATTATCAAATCCAGCACCACTATCCGTGTCACCATCAATGGTAATCGTTTTGTATTCCCAAGTATCAGCAGTGTTTATTGTAAAACTTTGCAGATTTGTGCGTGTAGCATCTAAATTGTAAAACAGACAACTATACTTTCCTATCAAACTGCTTCTAACCCAGAAAGACAAAGTTAGAGATTTAGCTGATGATGTGCCATAGGCTAAGTGTTGTAAATTCTGACCTTCAATTTGTTGTCTAAGTATACAAAGTTCATCTGCGGCAAGTGCAGTTTCGGCTGTTGTTACTTCTAACTTCCAACTATTTGCAAAACCTTGCCCACTTGGCACTGTTGTTGATTGTGAATGTGTTACTGCCAATTCATCTGTCGCTATAGGAGAAAAGTTAAATCTATCTACTGTGTAATACCCAGCAGTTACAGAAGTGCTTGACGTTCCCCGCTGTGCCACCTGCATAGCACCATTGATGATGAGATTTCTTGCCCCTGCATACTGTTCTTGTGAGGCTGGTAGTATTTTACTTAGTGCCATTATAGCCTCCTATTAGTAAGGGCTTGCACCAAGTACTGATGTATCCCAAGCAGCTTTAAGT